CTGGCGAATATTTAGTTAAAGTTAAAGGCAAGTTCTCTTTATCTCGCTTAACTGGAGGTGAGGATTTATCTAATACTCAAGATGATTATTACGTTGATTACCTAGAGTATGCTTTAGCCAATCGCATTTGTGACTTTTACAACATTGAGCTTTCGCCTGGAAAGATGCGAACGCTAATGAAAAAAGAACGTGATATTTTCCAGGTTGCAACGCCTGACATGAAAATACGCAAGGTTTCTACGTTAAAAACACGACAGCCTTACCAGAATTATGGTTGGGCTAATTTATCTAATGGGTGGGTGCCTGGAGAATGAGACAGATATTGCCGATTCCAATTGTAGGGCCGACTCGTTTTGCGAGGTATCCTAAGATATCGCGTGAGGCCACCTACAATATGATGATAACTGACGATGCACTTATTGCTTTTCCTGGGTATTCTAAAATACGCAATTTAAGCCCAGGTTCAACCATGGGCCGCTCTATTTACAAAAGCCCTAAATACAATCACGGCATTGTTGTGATGGATAACGGCGTTTTTTCTGTAAACTCTGACTTTTCCGTTGCTTTTATTGGCTCATTAGATTCTTTTTCTGGGCCTGTTTATATTACTGAGAATAACGCCAACGAGATTGTTATATCAGACAATTCAAGCGACCTTTACATTTTTAATTATCAAGCGCAGACTTTTAATAAAGTTAACATTGGTTTTAGAACAGGCTATATTACATTTCAGGATGGTTACATTATCGCTCCTGAATTGGATACATCGCGCTGGAGATTGTCCGAATTAAACAATGCATCAAGTTTTCCTGATAACGCACAGAGCGTTGGCTTAATTCAGTCTCAGCCGGACGTGGTGGTTTCATGTGAAACATTACAGCGTCAGTTGTTTATATTTGGTGAGAACATTACCGAAGTTTGGTTAAATGTGCCAAATCCACAAGTGCCTTTTACGTATCAGCGGCAAAATTCGCTTTCCATTGAGTACGGATGCGTTAGCCCTAACACGATTGCATCTGGATTTAATCGTCTTGTATGGCTTGGTAGCAACGAATACTCTGCTCCTTCAATATTGGTCTCAACAGGCGGTGTCCCTAGAAAAATAACAACAGATGGAATTGATTTTGAGCTTGACCAGTTAACAAAGCCTGAAGATTCATTTGGATTTTTATTTGAAGAGTCTGGGCATGTGTTTTATCAAATCACATTTCCCACTGACGAAGTATCTTATGCTTATGATTTTAACACCGACTCATTTTTTAACGTGACGGACCACAATCTAAATGCACACATTGCCCGTAAGATTTCATACTTTAACGGCAGGCATTTATTTATTACCGACAAAAACGGCGGTTTGTTTGAAATGGGCACAAATATCTTTGTTTACAAAGAAACAAACGATGATGATGACCCTGGCTTTACTATTCCAAGAGGGCGTATATTGCCAAACTTTAGATTGCCAGGCTCTAAAAGATTTGTAACTGATGCAGCAAGCTTAACCATTGAGCAAGGCTACAGTAACGACCCGCTAAAGGTTGATTTATCCTTATCAAAGGACGGCTCACAAACCTACGGTAGCAAATGGACCAAATATTTAAAGTCAATGGGAGACCGCCCTAACAAATTAATTTATCGAAAGTTAGGAGCTGCCAACGACCTTTCTATGCAGTTTCAATTTTGGGGTCGAGACAGGTTCGTTATTACAGGCGGCGAAATGGAGGTTTATAAATGAGCTTTCCTTCAGTACCACTAACCCGTATGGTTGATGATTATGGTAACGTTACAAGCGATTGGCGCATTTACTTTGAGCAGCTAACAACGCGCTTGCAAACAACGCTTTTTGTGACGTTGGAAAATTTAACAACGGCTGAGATAGCCGCTATCCCGTCTGGAGAACGAAACGGAAGAATGATTTTTGATACTGATTTGGGCGCACTTTTTATGGGTGCAAATGATAGTTTTATTGCATTATAAGGGGAAAGTATGAGTTGGTTATCTGGTTTATTTGGTGGCGGCAGTGATGCTAACCCTTACAAAGCCGCCATGGGATATTTAAATCAAATTCCAGGAGTGGCGCACCAATATTATGACCCTTACATTGAGCGAGGCAATCAAGCCATGGATACGCTCGGTGGTGCATACCAAGATGCATTGGGTGGTGAAGGTGCCCCGCTGCCTGGTCAGTTAACTGATTATTTCACGCAAATGGCGCGCGACCCTGGCGCATATCAATCAATGCTAGGCTCAAGCTTTCAGGCAAGCCCAGGCTATCAATGGAATGTAGACCAGCAATTAGACGCACAGAACAGAGCATTAGCCGCAGGCGGTATGCTAGGAAGTCCGGAGCATGTGCAACTAAACTCTCAGCTTGCCAGTAATTTGGCAAACCAGGAATACGATAATTACTTTGCTCGCCAATTAGGAATAGCGGGCACTGGGTTAACTGGTTTGCAAAATCAGCAAAACACAGGGCTTGGCGGTTTTGAAAACTTTAGCAATATGGGATTTAACGCCAATAACGTATTAGCTCAAAGCTTGATGGATAATTTGGTTAATCAAGCACGGACAGCGGCAGGTGAGGCGCAAGATAGACGTCAACGGCATAGCGGTTTATTTGGCGGCATATTGGGACTTGGCGGCAAGTTACTAGGTATGCCTTCTGATAAAAAAGCTGACACAAGCAAAAGGGGTTACGCATCAGCCCTCTTAACCGGCCTTGGAGGGGTTTTATAATGCAGGTATTAAACCTAGGAATGCCTACATTTAATCAATCATTGCCAGGCGGTCAAGGTGCACGCAGGATGCAAGACTTGTTTGCTCAACATTTAATGAATCAGGCAAGAGAGCAGCAAAACCAGGTTGCACCTCAATTGGCGCAATCACTATTGCAGCAACGTGCTATGCAAAATCAATTAAGTCAAGCAAGATTGCCTTTGCTTAACGCTCAAGCACAATCAGCGCAATATCAAGCAGACCATGCAGATGACTTTTTGGATTTGAAAAAGTTACAGGCGGATATAGCCAGAAGAAGCGTAGAAGCCAGAGAGGCTTACAATAAATTGCAATACGACAAATTGCCTTATTTTGCCAGCAATGCTGCAACGAGAGCATCAAGCAGCCTGCCAGGCAAAGCCGTAATAGCAAATGACCCCCAGGCAGCCAGCAATTATGCGCGCGCAGCCAAAGGTGCAGGGCAATATGCAGATGAAGTAATCAACCGTAATAGAGCTCCTCAAGGTGCACAACAAGGGTTTGTCGGAGTTAATCCTGTCGGCGAGATGCAAGACCAAAATGGTTTTGCGCCACCGCCGGCTCAGCAGGTTAGCAATAATCAACAAGCCGCTCCATTAGACCCGCAAGCAACGGCTTTGCAAATAGCGGCGCAATCAAGCCTGGCAAAGGATACAACGCCTTCAAATGTGCAAAATCAACGCTATAGAGTTCGAACAGTTAATCATTACTTAGACGAATACGATAAAGCGCTTCCTGTTGTGGCTCAATTTTTTGGCTTGGAAGGTAGGACAAAACTTGGTGAAGAAAGTCTACGTGCCGCGCTTGGCTCTCCTTCTGATGCTTATAAAACTTACTTGAATTTTATAGAAACGATAGTACCCAATCTGACGGGCGAATCAGTACCGCTTTACAAGCTGCCATCTACCAATGAAAGCGTAAAGAAAATGCAAGATACGTATTTAGGTAGCATGTGGGCAACGACCCCGAAAGCATGGCTGGCTAGGGCGCGGTATCAATCTCAGCAGGTAAGAAAAACCGCAAAAGCTTATGAAAAAGGACTTGGGCAGGTTGGCTTTACAGACGCTCAAAATCAACAAGACCAACTAGGGAATGCTATGAGAAATGAGCAATCTTCCGAAATGGCCACTATTCAAGGTCCGGATGGGCAAAATTACTTTATCCCTCAAAATCAAGTTTCAGCAGCAATAGCTGCTGGCGGCAGAAGAGTACGCTAATGGCTGAATTTGACTGGTCAAAATACAAGAAAGCACCTAAAGCAGATACCGCGGGCGCGGGTGTGCCTCAAGAGTTTGACTGGTCTCAATATGAGAGAGTTAACGTGCCTCAAAGCCAAGCATCATTATCAGACCAAGCTGCTGCTGCGTTAATGGGAGATGCAAATCAAATTAGAGGCGGTTTAGAAGATATTGCAGGGGGGGCAAGAGAAGGTATTCAAAATCTAGGAGCTTTTCTCACACAAAAACTGCCTGAGGGGTACCAAATTCCACGCTATGAAGCCACACCTCAAACTCAATATGGTCGTTTACCCATTGAGGTTGGCAAAATAGCCTCTTCTTTTATTCCTGGCGTCGGCGCAGAAAGATTAGCAGGTGCCGCATTAGAAGGTGCGGGCTTATTGCCTCAAGCCCTTAATCGTATTTTATCTGGCGCTGCTGGGGGCGCCGCAAGCTCTCCAAGCGTTGATGCTGACCCATTAGTTGGCGCGGCTCTTGGCGGGGGATTTTCGGCGATTCCTGAAGGCGTGCGAGCCGCCGTGGGGCGTTATGTTGGTGGTAACAAGCCTGTAGAAGAATTTGAGCAAGCAAGAGACCTTGTCCCAGAGGGTATTAAAGCTCCTATCGGAGAGCTTGCCGATTCGCCTCGCGCCAAACAAGACTACGGCCTTGTCCGAGGCATTCCTTTATCCGGAAGCAATGCGCCTTACCAGCAACTTTACAATAATTTATCAGAAGGAGTAGAAAGCTTAAACAAAGGCACCCCTTCAATGGATAACCCAGGTAAATTTATTTATGAAGACATGAGAAATCAGTACGAAGCAGCAAAGGGCGCAACAAACGATGCTTACAATCAGCTAGCAGAATATGCTGACAATAGCGGCGTTCCTTTTAATAGGGAATCTTTTGACTCTTCTTTAGATGAGGCGTTAAATGAAGTTAATTCTAAAGTTAAAAACAGCACTACAAAAAAATTATATGGTGATGCTATAGATGCGTTGCAGGATTTTAAAAATACGCCAATTGATACTTTTGGCGACGCTGTTAATATTCGACCCGCTCTAAATGACTTAATAAAACAAGCATCAAAAAGCGATGATAAAATCACTTCTCGTTATTTGCAGAAAATTAAATCCGCTCTTGACAATGGTATTAGGGAAAGCTCAACGCAAGACCCTAACTTGTTATCTTTGCATGAAGCGGCAAATGACGCCAGAATTTATCAAGGAGAGTTTGAAAATTTAAACAGAAGAGATAAAACGCCTTTTTATAAACTGTATTCTAAAGATGCAGAGCCTCAAAGGTTTGTCGAAGATTATTTAAAAAGAAGCAAGCGCGGCTCTGATTATTCGCCTTTGCTAGAATCATTAACTGATAAAATATCTCCGGAAGCAAAAGATGTTTTAGCGACAACCTTTTTGAAGCCAAGTTCTGACACGTCTCTTGCTAAACAGTTATCAAACTTGCGAGACTTAAGCCCTTCTCAACGCAATATATTATTTGGCGAAGATACTAATCTAGCAAATCAATTAGCTGATTTATCTGGTGTATTTCCAGAAGCAGCTAGCGCCGACTTTGTGCCCAAAACAGGGTATACGGGCGCAAAAATTCTTCAAGGAATGCTTGCATCTGGTGGCGCAGGACTTGGAGCCACTGGCCATCCTTTAACTGCTGTTTTGACTGCCACAGGATTTCCGCTTGCCGGCAGAGCAGTACAAAATGTTTTACGCAGCGACGCGCTAAAAAACACCTATGCAAATTATTTAAGGCAACGAGCAGGCCAAGCAATTAATCCCTCTTCTCGAAGAGCAGAAAGATTAGCAAGAACATTAGCAAACAGATTAGCCGGAGGTAATGATGGCTCTTGACCCACGTTATGTAGTAGCGGTTAGTTTACAAGAAGTATTTACTAACAAAGATACTGGATTAGTTTTATCAAATGGTAAATTGTTATTTTTTAAAGACGATTCAAGGCAAGACCCAAAAGATGTTTTTGTTTTAAGCGGCGTAGCGCCGAACTACACTTATACCAATATAGGAAGTGAGGTTACATTAAACGTGGCCGGTTCTCCTCAGTATAACGGAAATAACGTTAACATATATTATTTTCCTTATGACGAAGACGGCGAATTAGAACTTTATTATGTTTTAGTTGAAGATGAAAACCAGACAGAGCAATTTACAAGAGAGGCTCGCCCCAATGTGTTTGGACCGACTAGCAGCGGTGACAATGGCGCATCTAGCTTTACAAATTATATTCCAAACGGTCAGTTTGAAAGTCATATAGATATTGACAATAACGGTTTAATCACAGAAGCAGTTACTGATATAGCATTAGGTGGGTGGACATTTGAACGACCTTTTAGCTCTACCGCTACTGACAATGTCACTTTTAAACGATTTAATAACTACACAGCAAACCCAGAGGCTAACCCAAGATGGGCTTTGAATGTTCAAAGTTCCGGAGGAGCGGGCGATTTATTTAAAGACATCAGAATTAAATTTAACGACGTAAATGAATTTGCATCTGAAACACAAGAGTTTACATTTAAATTTTCTGGCAGGTCATTGCTAGGCGAACTTTCAGATGTGCAACTTGTTTTGATTAAAAATTATGGGGCCGGGGGAGATGCTCAAACAGAAACAGTTATTGATACGTTTTCTATTGACGCAGCGTTTACTAGTTATTTAACTTCTTTTGTCTTTGGGACAAATGAGGATAAAGCAATTGGTTTAAATGATGATGACTTTATTCAATTGGCTCTTAGACTTCCAGTCAATGTTACGCTGAATGTTGATATTACCAATGCAGATTTAAGAGAAGGTGCTTTTTCTGAACTGAACTTTCCCGATACGACAACGCGTCAAACTATATCGCAAGCATTGGGTGGCGCATTTCCAAAACCTAATCCCGATGGAAGCGATTTGTATTTAACGCCAAGATTAACGCCATCTGGCTCGGCATATGACAAGTCTGTTGTAGGGAGTATTGTTGCTCGTGCTACTAATGTTGTATATCCTGGAGAAGTGCCAGCAGACGGTAGAACATTAACAACAGCAGATAAGTCTGCCGATGGAATACCTTACTCAAGATTGCTTAATGTGTACTTAACTGACCCGTTTGACCAGGTACCCCTATTTGGAACAGGCAGTCAAAATTTCACATCTTATTTTCCAGGTGAGACTGGGACAGATGGGTTTATGATAGTTTCTAACGAAGCTGGCGTTGCAGCAAATGCGTCGGATGGAATTGCTCCTACAGGATTTACATTTAATAACATTTATTCTTCCGTTGCGGCTTCTTATGGGATAAACGCATGGATAGAAGAGCCAGGAAATATTTATGTACAGCTGCAAACAGCAGGCGTCGTTGCCAACCCTTCAGATGTTGATTCAACCATTGTATTTAAAAGTATAGTGGGATCAACATCTATAACGCCGTTGGAATTTGCAGCTGCTTTGCCGGATGGTGCAACCCTTAATGACCCAGGAAATCCTGGCAAACATTGGCTGTTAGATACGGTGAGCACAAATTATTATGTCTGGTATCAAGTTAGCACAGAAACAGACCCGGCCGTGGCAGGCAGAACCGGAATTCAAGTTAACGTTTCAGTCAGCGACAACGCCGTGCAAGTGGCTGAAAAAACGGCCTCTGCTCTTAGTAACTTTGTAGCAACTAGCATACAGGTTGCAGCCACCCCTCCTAACTCTTCTTACTTTCTAGTAAGCATTCCAAGTGAAGATTTTTATGTGTGGTTTAACGTAGATGGCGCAGGCGTAGACCCAGCCGTTTCAGGAAGAACAGGGATAGAAATAGCAATAAGTTCTTCCTCTGGCTTTTTAGTGTCAACAATAATTGATACATTAAATACTCGTAAATTTGCGGTGCCGGATTATAGAGGTATGTTCTTGCGTGGAGTTACAGAGGGAAGGTCAGATATAGGATTAGATAATCCAGCTGTTAGATTCTCTCGCTACAACTTTAAGCATTCATCTTCTGGAGGAGACGAAGTGGCAACCGAAGAGCTTAGCACCGGGAGGTCTCACTCTCATGGCGCATCATCAGTTAGCACAAGTGACACCACATTAGCAGGTAACTTTGCAGCCTTACCTGCTTTTTTTAGCGGACCAAATGAGGTTTACACCAAAAACGGCGGAAGCCCTGGGGTACCCTTTGGAACTTTAGCCAACAACTTTACAAGTGCTAATTGGTCTACTTCCACGTCCACTACCACAACAATTCAAAATGCACAAAATACAGAATCTCGACCTGCTAACTCAGCGGTTCTTTACGTAATTAAAATTTGAGGTGAAACATGGCAAAAAATAGCAAATTATATTTAGGCGAAGATGACAAAGGAATTGTTACCTATGAAATTCCATGGCCAGGTCCAGGCCAAAGTTATCAAACTATTTTAAATGCTGATGTCGAGCAAACTTTATCTGTGCCAAATTGGGCATACAGAGTATTAATCGTGGTTGCTGGAGGAGGAATTGTTTCTTGTGGATACGGCGATACA